GTGGGGATCGATTTGAAAGTTAGGTAGCTATGGCTCGTGTCCCGAAAAGAAAGATTCGTATCCGTCGTGGTGATACCTATACGCATACTGTTACGGAATACGATGACACTGGTGCTCTTTCTAATCTTACGGGTAATACGTTTCTAATTCAGATCCGTGAAGATTCCGAATCAACGACAGTTGTAGCAACTTTTACTACTACCATTGTAAACGCCGCTAATGGTGTTTGGGAATTTAGTTTGACGGCCACCCAAACTGCTGCACTTCCGGTGGGTGTCTATTTTTATGATGTGCAACGAACATATTCTGACGGTAGTGTGCACACTCGTTTTGAAGGTGAAGCCGAAGTAGAGGCAGATATTAGTCGTGCATGATTCAACGACTGTTAAACCTGTAGATGACGACACCACTATTGTTTATACAACTAGTGATGTTAATGGTAACTCTTCTACTGTTATCGGTTCCGATACCACTATTGTTATTGAGCATGGTTCTCGTGGACTAACGGGTATTCAAGGTATTCAGGGCATCCAAGGTATTCAGGGTGTTACTGGGACTGCTGCCACGGTCGCTGTCGGGGCGACGACGACTGGCGCTCCTGGTACAGCGGCAGCGGTGACTAATTCGGGGTCATCGTCTGCCGCAATTTTTGATTTTATTGTTCCTGTTGGTGCGACTGGGGCTACTGGGGCAACAGGACCAAAAGGTGATACTGGGGATACAGGACCGCAAGGCGCTACTGGCGCAACAGGTCCTACAGGTCTTACAGGTGCTACAGGCCCAATAGGTGCTACGGGAGCGACTGGTCCTGCTGGACCTACCGGAGCGACTGGCCCAACTGGCCCAACTGGGGCTACTGGTCCTCAAGGACCAATTGGTTTGACTGGTGCTACTGGTGCTACTGGTGCTACAGGTGCACAAGGTATTCAAGGCATCCAAGGTATCCAAGGCGACGTTGGCGCTACAGGACCTATCGGTCTTACTGGTGCTACAGGCGCTACAGGCGCTACTGGTCCTCAAGGAATTCAAGGTATTACTGGTAGTACTGGTGCTACAGGCCCTACAGGAGCTACGGGAGCAACGGGAGCTGGTGGAGCACTCGGATATTATGGTTCGTTTTATGATACGACCGATCAACCATTGTCTAGCGTAGCAACCGCACAAGTTGTTAGTTTAAATACTACGGCAGAAGCAAACGGTGTTTCTATTGCGTCAGGTTCGAGAGTTACTTTTGCTAATGCTGGAACATACAGTTTAACTTTCAGTATTCAAATAACTAACTTGGCGAACAGTGTTGAAAAAGCTATTTTTTGGGTGCGCAAAAATGGTGTTGATTATCCTGATTCAGGAACCGAGTTAGATTTACAACCAAGAAAAGGTGCTGGAAATCCTAATCGTCAAGTGATCACTATTAATTATGTGGCAACAGCAATTGCTGCTGATTACGTAGAAGTTTGGTGGTCTGGATCAAGTACCAACTTAACCGTTGAAGCATTACCTGCGAGTACTTCGCCGGTGTCTCCTGCTGTTCCGTCAATTATTTTGACTGCGGTCCAAGTAATGTATACCCAAGTTGGTCCTACTGGTCCTACTGGTGCTACTGGACCCGCTGGTCCAGTTGTGCCACTAGACGATCTTACTGATGTTACTATTACAACACCAGCAGTTTATGAAACTATTGTTTATAACGGAAGCGGTTGGGTTAATAGTCCTCTCCAGCTTGGCACTAACACTAACGGCAACTATATGTCTAATGTTACTGCTGGTACAGGTATTGCAGTAACACATACACCATCTGAAGGATCTTCTGCAACTATTGCTGTTAATACTTCTTATGCAGGTTTTGTGCCTACTGGTGTTATTAATATGTGGGCGACTACTACTGCGCCTACATCTTGGTTGTTGTGCGATGGTACTGCTGTCAGTCGTACTACTTATGCGGCCTTGTTTGCTGTAATTAGCACTACCTATGGCGTTGGCGATAACTCTACGACATTCAACTTGCCTAACCTCAAAGGTAAAGTTCCTGTTGGCCGTGATTCTGCTGATGTTTCGTTTGACTCTATGGGTGAAACTGGTGGTGCTAAGACCCATACTTTGACCAGTGCGGAATCAGGCGTACCAGCCCACGGACACGCTAATACGGCAACATTTAATGGTACTGCCGCAAGTCACAACCACACACAAAACAGTCACACTCACACTACTGACACTCAAGGTAACCACAATCATGGTGGTTCTGTTGGTACTGGAGAATTCCTATACCGTGATGGCGCATATAACACAGGGTATAACTCTTGGGTTGGTAATGTTTATCTTGCTATGACTTGGAACGGTGGAACAGCATACGCTGGTTCACACTCGCATAATGTTAATGGACAGACCGCAACCAACCAAAGCACATCCATTACTCCAGCAGGAACAATATCTATGAACAACACCAATAATACTGCGGCTAACGCTTCATCAGCGCACAACAACCTCCAGCCGTATATAGTTCTTAACTACATCATCAAAACATAAGAGGGAAAAAATGACTCGAATTATTGAAATTGCAGAACACCCACTATACGACGACTTCTGCAACAAGTTCACAGAAGAACAAAGAATCTCATTTGTTCGTGAACGTCGAGACGCATTATTGATGGCATCCGACTTTAGTCAACTATCTGATGTTATAGTTGATAAAGAAGCATGGTCTGCATATCGTCAAGAACTCAGAGACTTTATGGCTACGTATGATCCATCTAATTTAACACCGACATTTCCACAAAAGCCTTAGGAGGGCATAATGAATAACCAGATTGACTTTAACAAAGTTATCGAAAATTTATCAACACAAATTGCTATGCAAGCACAGCAGATCGCAATCTTGCAGACAGTTCTACAGCAGTTAGTACCAGCGGAAGAAACCGCCAACACTGACGTAGTGGAAAATATTGAAACACCTGAATGAACCAACCATCAAAAAAGCTTTAGCCGCTAACGCACATCATTCGCGTGCAGTACAGCGACAGCAACAATTCTTGCAACTAACGCAAGCACAAGTTCCGCTACAAGAAGCTTTAAAAATAGTTGGTGTCGGATACGAAGCATACCGCCAGTGGCGTAAACGAGATAAGAAGTTTGCTGCCGAAGTAGACCGTATCCGTGCAAACGAGGCACAAGAAGAAGGTGAGTACAACGGTACTCACGCTTCTTTTGCCAAAGAATACTTTGACATGGAATATGCGTGGTTCCAACTCATATTCCTACAAGAACTAGAAAATCTACCGCCAGGTAACATTCTAATGGCACTCTGGCCACCGGAACATGGTAAAACGACCACATATGAGAACTATGTGTCCGAAATGGTTGCTTTACATCCCAACCGTAGGCAGACAGTAGCTTCAGAAAACCAGCAGATCGCCCGAAAGATCATCGGTCGTATCAAGAACCGTATGGAACCAGGCGGTCCGTTCCCTAAATATGTGGAACGATGGGGTCCTTTCCGTCCACCAGTAGGTTTAGGGCAAGGCAAAGTGGCTCAACCGTGGGGTGCAGACCACTTCAACGTCTACAAGAAGTCACATCATGACGAGCGTGACTATACGATGATGGCATTGGGTGTTGGATCATCAATCGTTTCAACCCGTACCGACCATCTTCATGTTGACGACGTTCAATCCGTCAAAACCTATACTCAAACCAACAAAATTGAGGACTGGTTCCGACAGGACGCACTCACACGCCCAGGCGAACACGGTATTACCACCATTGCTGGTACTCGTGTGGGTGAAGATGATATCTACAGTCGTCTAGCCGACGACACAGACCTACAAGGCATCCTCAAGGTCATCAAGTTTAAAGCAATCATCACCGATTTTGAGACTGGTGAACAGAAACCGCTATGGCCAGAACGCTACACGCTGGACATGTTGGATCGTCAGCGACGCAAAGTAGGTCAAGAAGCTTGGGATCGCAACTATATGCAATCTCCAGGGTCATCAAACAGTAACCGAACTTTCACAGATGAGATGGTTGACGAATGTTTGAACCCTTTGATCTCTTTAAAGCATGAAGTACCCACAGACAATATCGTTTATGTAGGACTAGACCCCGCTCTTGGGTCACAAAACTGTGTTATAGCCTGCGAAGTATCTCCCGAAGGCAAACTTATTGTTCGTCGTATCCGTGAAGATGTAGGTTTCCGACGCAACGAACAGATCATGCAAGCTTTAGATAGCGTCATTCAGTCCTGCAACCTAACAGGACGAGTAACAGACGTAGTAATCGAAACTAAAAACTTCCAAGCTGGCCTAGCAAGAGATGAACGATTACTAGAAATGCAGCAACACTATGGGTTCGCAATGCGAGAACATATCACTGGCTGGAACAAATATGATGAGTCAGTAGGTGTAGCATCTATGTGCGAGTCATTTATGCGACAAGAAATTGTGTTACCATGGGCGGGGGATGACTATACTAGAACCGAAATCGGTGAACTATGTAGGCAACTAAAGGCATGGAGGCCGGGTGCTAGAGGTAGTAAACTTAGGCAAGACAGAGTAATGGCACTATGGTTTGTATGGATTCTTTGGCGACAAAGATGGAAACAACCCGTAGAAAGTAATACGAGTGAAACGTGGAGAGTAAAAGGAATACCCTGGTCAGGTACCAGAACAGGGTTAGTAATTCCACTAGGAGCAAAAGTTTGAGAACATTCGATGAAATAACACGCATAGTAAAGGACTTGCAAACAATGCAAGGTCCTGTACTTAACCGTATGAAGGATATTCTTGATCGTTATGACGGCGATTGGATTCTTCCTATGCCTGATATTGACAAAGAACCGAATCTCCCACCCCTAACACCAGCACTTATTGCTGAAGCCGTAGACAATATGGCTATGCGAGCCGCTTCGGTACGCCCAAACAACGTCTTTCCTGCTATTGACCCTATGAAAGATAACGGTCGTAGGTCCCGTGAATATGCTGATAAACGACGAAA